GTCCGTTCTGTCACCCATGATCCACTGCAGGCACAGGTTGCCCAAGGCACGGACCTCAGAGACCAGCCAAGGGCCACGGAATCCATCCTTGTCCGGATTCCAGATCCACCCCGGGACAGATAGCAGGTCCTTGTCGATGGTCACGGTGACCGCCTTGTGCTGGCTCAGGCCCATGATATCATCAGCCTCTAGCCTAGTGGCAACAACCGATGGATACGTGGCCTTTAGGTAACCAATGATATCCTTTAGATACGTGGGTGTAGCCAAGGAGGTACGGTGTTCCTTGTAGTCCGGCAGGTAATCCTTGCGGAAGTTATCCCTTCGGCTACATGAAAATGCAATCTCGAATTTGTCGATGCCTTGGGGGATCCAGTCAGCTACTTGGACCTCGGCTGCCTGCTCAAAGTCTTCGTTGTCAATACCCACAGGCTCAAACCGGTGGGCCAGCCTATAGGCAATGATGTCACCATCAAGAATCGCATGGTTCGGGTAGGTCATCCAGGTTCTCCACAATCTGATCTGCAATTACACTACGGAAGGAATCATCGTTCGAGTCCCAGCCAGACACCATCAGTGCAAAGCAGGCATGCTTGGTGAACCATTCAAAGGAACCAAGGGAATCATCATTCGAGATATGGAAGTCGAATTGTCCAAGGGCCAAGGGATCCGTGGTATTATTCACCACGTTGGCCATGGCCTCAGAGTCATGTTGTCTCCAAGGGGCGTCGTGTTCAATAAGCTCTCGGGTTCCAGAGTGGATGAACCACACCACACCGCCAAGCTCTTGGACCGCAGCTAGTTCATTCAGGTACCGGCAGTCATCCACGATGATTACACGCTCTGACTCGGAATCTTCGGCACGCAGGGCCTCGATCTTTGACCGCCACAGGTTAACCCAGTGGTCCTGGTTTTCCTCACGCTTGGCATGTCCGACTTCTTGGCAATACTTGCGGTATCCCTCGGGGTCGGTGTCCTTGCCAAAGCCCTTGGCCTCGGCCTCCTCCTTAAGAGGGCCAGCAAACGGAAGCATGATGGGCTTGTAGCCCGCCTCGAATGCTTCCTTGGCCATCACCTTGGCCAGCGTAGTCTTGCCCACCCGGGCCGGTCCTGCCAGTACGAATAATCTCATGTAATTCCTCATATAGTTTGTGTGGGATAACCCGCTCAGTCACAGGGTAACCCATAAGATGTAGTACGTCATGTGTGAATGACACACAAGATGTTGGGATGGGCAGCCTTAGGTGCTTGCCAATCAACCACCAGAATACAAAGTACATCGTACTGCTTACGGCGGGCCTTGTCATGTCATACATCTTGGAGAATGGGGGATTGGGGTGAGTGAAGGTCAGCGACCTAGTACTAGGGGGTACTCTAGACTGGAGGGCTTGGGCCTTCACGACCCGTCCTTTGCGGCCTTGCATAACCAGGTAACTGACATCATCAACCGTGACTTGGATGTGTACTTCATTGACACCACCAAGCCATTTAATCAGTTTGTTTTTCCAACCCAGTCCCGGTATTAGGTCATACAGACCTATTGTTACTGTGTGCATTAGTGAGTCTCCGCCCAGCAGGTGCCAGTATCAGCCGAGGCATCCAAGGGCACGCGAATGTTAAGCCGACGCCCGGCCTCAGCACAGGCCTCAATGACCGCAGCAGACACAGCAGCCACGTTCTTCTCCGGTACAGAGTACTGAAGCTCGTCGTGTACCCAAGCCAGCAGCTTGGCATCAAGGGGCTTGACATCCTTCTGAGCCAGCAGGATCCACAGCTTGGCCGTCTCAGCCGCCGTGCCCTGGCACTTGTAGTTGATAAGCAGACGCTCGTCAGTCACAGGGATACGCCTGCCGCTGGGAAGCTTAAGGCCACCGGTCTTCTTGGCTTCGTACTCTAGGGCTTTCTGTAGGTCATTGTACCCAGTCCACGAGGACTTGAAGGTATCCATGATACGCTTGGCCTTGGATACCGTACAGTCCAGGATAGCTGCCACCTTAGGTGGAAAGGCACCGTACATAATAGCATACACCATAGTCTTTGCTTTGGCATAAGCAGCAGCCATGGCAGGGTTGTGCGGATCGTAAGGCTCGTCCTTGGGCCACAGGCCAGCACGCCGGGCATTCAGCCAGTGGATCTTGACACCACTGTTAAGAATGTTCCAGTACTCGCCGTTGTCATAGGGGTACAATTCGTGGCTAAGGATGCGGGCCTCGACACCGGTCTGGTCAATACCGACCATGACCTCGCCGGGGAATGGCAGCAATAGACCACGAAGCCGTGGGTCACCATCTACGTTACCAATGTTGGGCTGGGAATGGGAAGCCCGGCCCGTGTTGGTACCTTGGGGATTGATCGTGGGATGTAGCCTGCCGTCACGGGTCAGGGGAATCCGGGTGTTCCAATTCCGCAGGAATTGGGCAACTTTGTCATGTCGGCGGTACTGAATCAATAGTTTGGCACCTTCGAACTCAAGGTGTTCAAGGATGTCCGTGGTCATCTTGGGCTTGCCAGTCTTCTTGGAGAACTGCTTGGGCTCCCAACCGTAGACCTCTTGGAATCTGACGGCGGGCTCGTCACTGGAGGCAGGGTCAAAGGGAACCATAGTCACCTTCGGGGGACCGGCAGTGTACCGACACAGACGGGGAGGATACCCATTGTCCTTACGCCATTCCTCGCACAGCTTCTTGGTAGGAAAGTAGGCATGGTCGGTGTCTGTCAGGTTCTCGTAGTCAATGCGATACCACTCGGGCTTCTTGCCCTCGACCTTGGTAGGCGGGAAGATCTCCTCCAGCTTCTGCCGGACCTGGAAGATCTCGACATCAAGCTGCTCCTCCAAGGCCCTACCTTGTTCATAGTTATAGGGGAAGCCACGCTCCTTAAGGTCAGCCATCTCACGGGATACACCCATGTCCATGGCCACGGCGGGCTCGGGCAGTGCCTCGGTATAGCCATTGGCCATCTGGTACTGGTAGATCTTGACAGTAACCACAACGTCCTGCTCACAGTACTCTAGCATTTCCTGGGAGAAGACTTCCCATCCACCAGTATAGTCACCCTTGTACTCGCCAAGTCGCTTGCCCCACACCTCAAGTGAGTTGAAGTACTTGGTAGCAAACTTGCGGCCAGGATGCTTAAGCGGATCAGGGTACATCAATCTGGACATGATCAGCGTGTCAAAGCACTTGGTGTTGACCTTGCCCAGTAGACGGGATACCACAGGTACATCGTAGTTGATGCCATTGTGGGCCACAAGAAGATCAGCCTCGTTCAGCTTGGAGGGAAGCTCGTGAATGTTATCAGGCGTGTACCTCCACCAGTTGTCAGTACCAAGCTCGTGGACCACGGCACAGTGTACAACCGTGGCCTCTTGCATAACAGACTTGGTCTGGCTGTTGATGGTAACTTCGTCAAGGCCATTCGCCTCGATATCAAACACGTAAATCTTCATACAAAGCTCTCCACATAGGCTCGGATCTGTTCAAAGTCTTGGGGCACACAGTCGTGTTGCTCTACACACACGTTGTAATACCTACGGTCTGGTACTTTCTTGCCCCACCATAGCCTCTTCATCACGGTCTTTTCGTGGATGTGACCATGGATGTTGGCCCGGCACCAGTGGGATATACTCATGGGATGCACAGGGTAGTGCGTCAGGATGTACCGGTCCAGCTTGTGCATGCCACGGACATCCTTGAAGTACGGTGTGTAATCCTTCAGTTTGAACTTGTCGTGGTTCCCACGGATTAAGACCTTTCTACCATTCAGTCTACCCAGCAGGGCGATGGACTTCTTGGGCATGGCGATGTCCCCAAGGTGGTATACCTTGTCGTTGGGTCCAACCACAGAGTTCCACTTCTCGATCATGTACTCGTCACCTTGGTAAGCATTGTCAGCCCATGCACGCATCCGGGATCCATAGCGGTCCACGAACTTGTACATGTTGTGTTGCCCAAAGTGGGTATCACTGATGATAAAGGTCTTCATTTATTTCCGATCAAACAGGGCTAAAGTCGGGATCATAGCTAACCTTGCCGTCCGCACCTTGGGCAATGCCCATCTCCTGCAGGGTGTGGGTACCAGCATCCCAGTACAGGGCAGCAGGACACAGGCCAGCACGACCAGTCAGACGGTCCTTAAGCAGGCGTACCTTGGTGGTGTTGGCAATCACAGGATCAGGATCCTGGCGGTTACGCTCAAGGGCAATGACCGAGTTGGGCACACTGCTAAGAGAACCGGATCCCCGCAGGTCTTGTAGGGTGATACGGGCACCCTCTTCATAGGCCTTGTCGGTCTTACGAAGCTGAGACACGATGTGTACAAGGCAGCCAGTGCGGGCCACCAGACCACGCAGGTTCTTCATGGTGTCGTCAATGATGAGTCGCTCGTTGTCACCAAGCCCGGTGTTGGAGTTCATCATACCAGTAGCAGCAGCGGTGATATGGTCAAGGAGAATTACATCACACTCCAGCGAAGTAGCAAGGTACTCCATGCGGGACATCAGGTTGGTCATGGCGTTATTGCCAAGGTGGTCATAGATGAACAGGCCCATGCTATTGAGATCAGCACGGGCGTCATTGTATTCCTCTTCACTGAGGTTGTCCTCGAATCCCTTAAGGGGCGGCTTGCCCATGGATTCTCTAAGGGAGTTCATCATACGTTGGGCACGGATCTGACGCACCGGCTTCTTCAGCATCACACTGATGAGGTCATCAAGGGTCTCTTGGGGAGATTCCTCAAGCATGATCATACCAACCTTGCGACCAGCCTGCAGGTGGTCCATGGCCACGGCACGCAGAATAGTAGACTTACCGCTGCCGGTACCGGAAGTCCACAGGACAATCTCACCGGATCGCTGGCCAATCAGGAACTCGGACAGGGAATCGAAGGGATACGGATACACCTTGGTGTTGGTGAAGTTGGACTCGGCATCCACTACGTCCGAGACGTGCAGGATCTCGTCAGGGCTGGCAAGCTTGGCCTCATAGATGGCGTTCTTAAGCTGTACCCCACGGCCCTCTTGTAGCATCTTGTTAGGATCATACCCCTCGGGCAGGGAGACAACACGGACCTTGCCCGGCGGTAGGATTGATAGGGCTTTCTCTTGTGCAGCCAGGCCCGGCTCGTCGTTGTCGAAGCATAGGACAATCTCGTCATAGGAGATAATAAACTCGATGTTGTTCTTGATATCCTTGGCAACACCCGACGATCCATTGGTCAGGGAAACCACGGGCCACGTACCACCAAGGGTCTGGCACACAGACAAGGCGTCGATCTCACCCTCGGTGATAACGAGACGCTTGCCACCGGCAGACTTCCAAAGCTTCTGCCCGAATAGCTGGGTGTCACCATGGACACCCGTGGTGTAGAAACCCTTGGCATCAGCATACCGAATCTTCTGAGACACAAGGTTACCCTTGGCATCATAGTACGGTGCGATATGCACTGGTCGGCCAGACTTGGGATCCACGCCAATCTGATAGTCATACTTGGTGGACATAGCCAGAGAGATCTTGCGATCTTGGATGTTGTCACACTCGCCGTGGATGAATCCCTTGGGGATCTTTGCAATGGGTTTGTCTGTCACTTGGACTCCGTTTGATTCTCTGTACTTGCAGGCATGGCAGTACACACCGTCATCGTAGACTGCAAGGTTATCTCCGCCGTTGTCACGGCCATTGGCCGCACAGCGTGGGCATTGCTCGTGTCGAAGGAAGGTACCGATCACTCACCTCCTGTTGCCTGGGGTTGATACATGGCCCCGGTTTCTCCGTCTACCATGCGGGACTGCTTTAACACTTGCTCGATACCGATGTAACCATAGAGGCTGGCGGTAGTGTTTTGGCTGTTAAACCTATCAACCAGCCAATCCATAGCAGCAGCCCGGGTATCAAAGTGGCCACACCCAAACGGGGATACCAAGTATACCTTGGATTTCGAAAGCTTGTCCATCAAGGACCAACTAAAGTTTACCTTACTCACCGGACAGGGCCTCCATACTTAAGGGGAACAAGGGTTGCACGATATCATACAAGGCCTTGCCGTATTGCTGGATTTCCCACTGGGCATCCGGCTTGTTCCTTAGGCCGACGATGCGGGCACAGGCAGCAAGGCTGGCGGTCATGGCGACACGGGTATACATAGACTGCGGCAGGATCATGCGGGCCATCTCAGGGGCCACACCTTCCTTAAGCATCAGGTTGTATGTCTCCACACACTTTTGGACAGCAAAGAAGTAGTCTCTTTCGCAGTCCCTACTGTTGTCCACAGCAGCCCCGGATCCTTGCTTGATGGAGCCATCGGGCCTGCCACGCCACACCAGCGGGTAGTAGAACTCAGGCTCCGAGTCTACATACCGGCGGGATACTTCGTTGTACACGATACCAACGTTGGACTTCATCCACTGGCGGGCCACAAAGATGGGCATGCAGATCTCTACAGTAATCTGCGGATGTCCGAAAGGAGTATTACCACACACGACCTGTTTACCATGCCGCCGCACTAAAACGTACCCTGTAGGAACAGTGACACAATAAACATTACCTGTGTAGTCAATGACCGACTCATGAGAGTCGGTAACATTTCCGTACTCCCGAGACCTAATAACGCCCCGGTAGTTTGTCTGGTGGTTAGGGTTTTCTGTGTGACGAGGAGTCCCTTCAGTCATCCAATAACCACAGGCTGTAGCTAAAGTTCCGGCCCCTTCAAAGAGTTCTCTGGAAGAAGAAGAAAACGCCCAACCACGGCTGTGCTTTACGGAGCCGTCAGCTTCCATTAAACCTTCAAACATTCCTTGAATGTAATCAGAGGACAGCCCAGATAGTGGGGGGGTTTTCTTAGTTCCTACAGTTCCTACTAAGTTGGTGTCTAACTCAAAGGTAATCTGTGTGACGTCGTCTTTAGTTACTACCAAAGAGTACTCTTTGTAGGCTTCAGCTAAGTAGTGACTAAGGGCCTGGATTTTTCTGTCCCTCTTAAGACGTACACACACTACGTTCTTTTGTACGACAAACCCGTCGCCCAGCACAAACCCCAGAATCCACCCCTCACTAAAGGTGCCTTTACCGCCCCGGGTTCTCATCGAGGCTGTGTTTCGAAATCGTTTATGCTTATACTTTACTGCTTGATCTGAGGTAGTCTCCTTAAACTCAGAATAGCCTGTTGATGTACGGGTTTGGTACAGCATTTTATGGCCGGGGGTGACGCAGTAATTAACAGTATTGGACTCTGCTAAATACATAGGGCCACTGTAGGGACAACAATGCAGTTTTTCAGGGACTACAAACTCCTGCTCAAAGGTTTTTGGGTTAACCTGAGCTACTTTTTGTGTACTCCTTAAATCAGAAAATGCAACCCAACCATCTTCTGTAAAGATTTCTGTTTGGTCGTCGTAGCACCAGTGGTTGTGGCTGGCAAGGTACTTGATCAGCTTCGCGGGTTTATTCGACTTGAGATATTCCTCGCATGATTCATCCCACTTGTCAAAGCTAAGCCGAGCAACCTCGCACACTCGATTGTCGCTGCCAAGGTGATCAACGTAACGAAGATATCCATAGTCATCCAATACCTGAATCGAAGATGGCCTGCTCATATCGCTCCAGTGTCTGTTCAAGGTAGTTCGTGTACTCTTCCAGAGCAAACAGGTACTCTTGCTTGGCATTCATCTCAGCCAGCAGGGTACCTGTGTCACTGTAGGGGTTGTCAAAGTCCTCTAGAAGATACATGAAGTCTTCCCACTCGGGACGGATCTTACGCATTAGCATTGTTTTCCTTTAGGATTCTTTGGTTCAGCTCGTCAATGATATCAATAAGCGGGTAGAAGTTTCTATGGATGTTGTTATCCTCGGGCTCCCCATCACCGCACACGTATGACCAGGTCTCTGTGCCGTCATCGTTGGTGGTCACTCGGTAAACATCGGCTCCCCATTCGCACCAGCTTGAGGGTCTACCCTCCTGCAGAACCAGTGGGTGGTCATCGGGAAATTTGAGGTGATCATCTCTAAGCTCGTCACGGTCCACTACTTCAATTCGAATCGGCTCAATCATTGGTGGCTTCCTTTAGCTTCCGCTCAGCGTACTGCCTGCGGTAAAACTGGTTCTCGTAATCATCGAACAAAGACTCGATGGCTCTTTCAACCCGCTGCCACCGGTCCATGGTGCAGGTTACACCACGTAAGGATTCTTTGATGTTGTTTTGGTGTGCCTTCATAAGATTGAAATCAACAAGATCTTTATCCATTGTTGGATTCCTTTACCATATTATACGCTTGTAAACTTAAGCCACATACAGGCGACGTTGGGTGTCCCTGTTCCAGAGGCACTGAGGGTTCTAAAGTTAAGTCGATCTCCGCTGACTACAGTAAGCGGGGAGGCTAACTCATTCATATTGGAAGCCCCAGTAGACACCGTAACGCTGGCCTTTGATCCCTGGTTTACACCATTTAGGTTTACCTCAACGGTTGCAGTACCAGAAGCAAGGGACAAGCCCATAGCTACCACAGCACAGGTGTACCCAGTTGGAACATAAGCAATAACTCCCTGGTTAGATGGCATATTAGCACCATTACCAAAGGCCCACTCAAAGGTGGTGTTACGAAGCGTGGCGTTCTCCTCGGCCCAGATACACACCATGTATTCTGTGTTTCCTGCAGCACCAGCGGGTCCGACTGGTCCTTGTGGTCCGGCAGGTCCGGCAGGTCCGGCAGGTCCGGCAGGTCCGACTGTGCCACCTGTAGATGACTTGAGTTCTTTCTCTACTTTCTTTAGACGGGACAGGATCCAGTCTTGGATACTTTGTGCCATGTAATCTCCTTTGAATAACACACCTGACTGGACTCGAACCAGAAGCCTACGTCTAGGACCCCTCCAAAGGGGCAACAGGTGTAAACTCCTTGGCAGGGTTCGAACCTGCTTGCACGGCTGCGCTAACCGCGACCACCTCCGTGGTGGCATACAAGGAATCAAGGCTCGGGTGAGATTCGAACTCACGCGAATCCGCTTAACAGGCGGACGCTCTAACCACTGAGCTACCGAGCCAGCCCCATCATTCCGCTGGTGTAATAACCATCAGGATATGGGGATCCTCGCCGTCCTCTGTCCATCGCTTGCTTCCGGACAGCCAGACAATTTGCTGGTCATCATCCCAGACATGCTCATTGCACACATCAAGCACAGCCTTCAAGTAATTATCTACATCAGGCTTGGGATAATCCAGCTTGGTTGTCTTTGGTCTTTGGACAACGAAGTCTACCTCTACCCACAGCGGGCCTTGGAATACAGAGAAGTCATTCCCAAGTACGGCCTTGCGTACAAAGGGGAACTCCTTGCGAAAATCTGCATACCGGCCCACATAGTAGGAGGTAACCACGGCCTTCTTCCCGGAGCCTCGCGTTGCATGGCGAGGTCGGGAAGCGGCCACAGGATCAATGTCGAATCTTAGAGTGACAGGATCAGAAGGGGATGTCATCATCATCCGGCGTGGTGACCGGCTCGAACGCGGCAGCAACCTGCCCGGTGCCGAACTCCGAGTTCTTCTCGATGATCTGAACACCATCGAGGTAGAAACTCAGGGCCACCTTGGGCTTCTGGTTGACCACCGGGCTGAGACGGAGACGGACAACGTCACCACCAGCAGCGGTCATCTCGGTCGGACGGGCATCCGCACCGACACAGGGGAAGGACGCATTGGGAATCAGGTTCTTCTCCTTGTCGTGACAGTAGGTCATGGTCTTGACACGGAGGATATCATCCCCGGTCTTGGAATCCGTACCCATACCGTTGACCTTGTCAACTCCAGACTCGGCCTTGGCCTCGTCAATCTTGGCCTGGAGTGCAGGGGTAACCCGCACCGTCAGGTTGTGATTGGCCTTGTCGTCACCGTACTCGGTGTCCGGCTTGTGCAGTGTGCTGAACACAACGTCAAGGTTCTCAGTCACGAACTTCTGTAGTCTCTTCGACATTAGTACTCTCCTGTAAAAGACTGTTTGCTAGCATGGCAATACGACCTTCGTATTCCTGTAGCTTCTGAATCGTAGTCTGTACTTCATGCTGCAGTCCAAGCAACATACGAAATACTTCAACAGCTTGGATGCTGCCTTTAATTTCTTGTGCCATAGTAATGATCCCTTCGGTATCAGGGGGTGCTTTAGTAGTCCAGCGGCTCGATGTGTGGCACGCCGTCAATCACCACGCCAACGGACACACACTCCATCTTGGAATACCTGGGGTGGTACTGGTGTAGCTCATGGTCGGGGTCAATGCCACAGCCAACCTGCATACCAAACAGATACTTACCATCACACCGTGCGTAGTTAATACCCATGACGGTGTGGAAGTGACCACACACCACACTGGTTAGGTTCTTCTTGCATTGACCAAAGGCGGGGTTCACACCCCCACCCATGCGGTCACCGTGTGCATACATCACACCGTCAATCTCGAACGTGGTATCCCATTCCCAAGTACTGGGCAGGTCATACACTTCGTTCAGTGACTTGAGGTACGCATCGGGAATCCCGGCAGCACTGGCCTTGCGTTGGATACGCCGGTCGTGGTTACCATAGCAGATCAGCATTTCCGGGAATGCCTTGACCAAAGCCTTGACCTGCTTCTTTACCTCAGCCATTTCCTGTACTGCATTGGGATCATTGGGTGCCCGGTCATAGAAAGAGATTGCGTTGTGATGAACAAGGTCACCAATGCACACCGTGGTCTTGGTTCCGTACTTGCGTTGTACATTCTTAGCGTGCTTAAGCAGCTTGGGATTCATACAAGGCAGGTGCGGATCTGGCAGGACAAGGACCTTTGCCATTACTTAGATCTCCGCTTCCAATCCTGTGACCACTGGTAAGACAGGGGCGGGAGCTTGTCTCCGTTGTCAAACAGGATGGGCTTGTACACCGACATTAGACCGTCGATATGGTCACGCTGGTACTTGTTCAGCAGCGGGTCATCCTTGGCACGATAAACATAGCTGAAGTCAAGGTTGGGGTTGGGCTTGAATACACTCATGTTTCCATTCCCTCCTCTTCAATGGTATAATAGAATGAGATGTTGGGGTCGTTCTCCGGCTTGGGATCAATCTTTGATACCATGCGAATGAACTCCTGGTGCCACATCATTGACCAGAACTTGGTTGGGAACGACACGGCATAGGTGTGGGGATGCTTGTCATCCAGCTTGATCGAAGTCTCGACCTCACCCAGTGCCGTCTCCATCGCCTTCTCGCTGTTCACGATGAAATGGTTCATCTTGGAATCCCCTTGTAAATCTACGAACTGTAATGATCTGCCCAATCGGAAAGATATGGACAGCACCGACGTTACTATCACCAGCGGAGCCGGTCACAATGGAGTCGGTCAGGTACAGATTCTCGTCGTCACGGTACAGGATAAACCCGGCGGTCATACCAACCGAGCATCCCTCAGCAATGATCTGGTCTACCTCTTCCTCGTCCATCCAGTTCCCGCCGTTGGGACACATGGTATAGTCAGTCCAGTAGATCAAAGCCATTTCACCCGACGAGATAATCTGCTCTACGTACTTGTTCAATGTCTAAGTCTCCACGTTCCGGCGAGGGTGGTAGTTCGAATCCGAGAATCTCTTCCGTCTCTTGTCGGAACTTGTCTAGTAAATTGTCTCGGTGTACATGGACAAACCGGGACACAATGATCTCTCTCATCAAAGGAACATCACAAGCATGACACCCAAAGGAGTCGTGGATCATACTGAAGTCCTTGATACCGGCATCCAGCATGTCACACACAACCAGACACAGGTGGGCAGCATCCAGTGAGTGAATGAAGTTGGGAGCCACGGCCATCTCAGCAGCCCGTGCATCCATGGCATCAGTCAGTTCACTGAAGGTCAGCTTCTTGTTGTTGAACAGCTTGGCCTGGGATCGCCTAGGGATTGACTGGTAGTACACATGGCGTACCCGGAATCCGCTGGGCGTTGTCCAGTTCAGGTGGTCAGCACACTCCCCGCTAATGCGGGAGATCTCCTTAAGATAGTCCTTACCCTTGTTGGGTTCAACCAAGGCATCCTTTAGGCCGTGGTCAATTACCCTGCTCATTTCTGTCAGGGCACCAGCCACCTGGTCAGCCTCGACCCAGTCCTTGGTGATATGCTCTTCGATCCGGAGATACTTACGGATACCGTACAACGTCAGGCCATACGAGTCACACATGGTGGGCCGCTTGGTTACTGCTCGGGGGATGCCACCGTCCCAGTGGTCAAGGAATGCACCATACAGGGGGTGGTCATCAATGTTCTTCTCTAGGTAATTAGTACAAGCATCAGCCACCACACCATACAGATCGTTGGGTTGTCCAGTCTGTACAATGTTGACCACCTTGGCAAGCTGGGGATCACGCATAATGGCAGCCCAATGCTGGGATCCATTGCATGATCCATCTTGCTGGATGGGTAGCTGGGTCATACCATCCTCACGGAATAGCTCAAAGATCGCAGCCAGCCGTTGAAACGATGGATTCTTCTTTGGTTTGTCCGAACACCATAGATCGGTGGTCGTGTAGGGATCTTCGTACACAGCCCGCAGCATGTCCATGTTGTCATCAACCCAGGCCACACGCTGGTCAAAGGGTACCTTGTCAACGTCAAACAGGTTGGCCAGGTGGACCTTAAGCCAGTACGTACCGGCTTCGGTCTGGGGCTTGGCATTAGCAAAGCGAATGATGGCTCTGTCAAAGTCCCCGCTTTGTGGGCTAAGGAGTTCGGTCACGGTGTAAGCACGGCCACGGAAGTCCACGGTCCAGTTGTGGAAGAACACACCGTGGTTAATCATGTCCTTACACAGGGACATCCTCAGGTACATCTTGGTACGCTTCTGCTCTTGACGGAACCAGTCGGTCCAAGCCTCCTCCCGAGCAGCACACCAGATAGCTTGGTCTGCCTTGGATCCATCAATGGGGTACGGTTCCTGATAGGCAAAGCCACCCATGTCAAACTGCGGGAGGTTACCAACCATGCTGTTAGATTCAAAGAGGTTCTTCATTACCTCGTAGACCGGCTGGTTAATCTCCCACTCAGTAGCCATCATACCATTCAACTGCTTGATGGTATTCTCAGATGGCACACTGGAGTTCCTATAGGGATCAATGTCATTGTCCTCCCACTCATGGATGCTGGCAAAGCGGGTGACTACCGGCTTGCGGTACCAATGGTTCAGGGCACCACCGCTGGCAGTCATGGTGTGCGGCACCGGAGGGACAATCATGGGGCGGTACACCAGCTTGTACACAAGGGAGAGTTCCTCGTGCATCTGGTGGATCTCTTGAATAATAGCTGGGTGGAACCGGACATACAGGCAGTCACGGAACCCACCGTTCACAGCGATACGCTTCTTGACAAACTGGATTACATCCGTTGTCTCAAGAATGCGGATCATGTGGTGGCCAAAGTCACACTTCTTGTGGTAGCTAAAGTCACCACGCTGGATCTTGGTGAACTTGGCGGCAAAGGATTTGATCCGGGCATCACTCCAATGCTTGGTGTAGTGGTCCATCTTCAGCCAGTCCTGTCGGTTGTTGGACTTGGCTTCTTGGTATCTCACCAGGTTGATGGCGGTGTTGGCAATCTCCTTAGCCAGGTGCTGGGCACTGGTAAGGGGAAGCTTGTCCTTGTCATCATTGAAGTACCTAGCACCGAAGGACGACTGGATCAAACACCGAACAGAGATGTCGGCCATCTTCTCGGGACCAATGGCAACCAGCAGGATACACCAGTCGGGTGTGCGTGGGTTGTTGACCACACGCTGGATCCAGTCTTCATAGTAGCTGGCCAGTTCACGGATACACTTGTCAAGCAGCCGCTGCTCCGGGACGCCAAGCTCAGGGCAGAAGTCGTAGTCATTCCAATACTTGTTGATGCTTTCTTCATACAAGGATTCTTCCCACAGATTCTGCAGGTCGTACTTCCTTGCTCGGACCTCGGATGGCAGGGCCATAAACTTTGACATGCAGTGGTATCCTTAAGTTATCTTCAGTAGTTCTGTCTCAATCCAAGCTGGGTCAATGTCTTCCCAACCATCTGTCAGCAATACCCAGCAGGGAATGCTGTCCACCATTCTCCAACCCAAAGAATAGGTGGCAAGTTTGAATGTTTGAAAAATGCTGCCATCTTTAGGGTAGTACGGTACCTCGTACTTAGTTCCCGACATTGTAATTACCCTGCCATGAGCAGGTCCACCAACGCACAGTGCAGTAACAGTCAATGGTCTTCCCAGAGTTCTTCGTGGTCACGGTTGATAACGGACAGGCTTTGAACGTGTGTGTCAATGGCGGGACCAATCTCATGCCACGGTACATTGCCTTCAATGAATTCTCTAAGCTCTTCCTTGGTCTCAAAGTCTAGGCGGTAGGTGTGTACCTCCTCGACATAGGCATAATAGAATTCATTCCACAGCTTGTCAAGTTCTTCGTCAGACATTGTATCTCCTTAGTGAATGCCCCCTACTGGATTCGAACCAGTGACCTATGCCGTGTAAAGGCAGTGCTCTAGCCGCTGAGCTAAGGGAGCCTTAGGTTTATTCAGTTACACCAAACAGTTTGCTAGAGATAAAGATTGCGTGTGAGTCGCCGTAGTTCCTATCAATAAAGAAGTATCTACTGTTGCTGTCCACAACTACCGAATCGTCCCACCGATCACAAGAGTTGGCATCGCCTGTAGTCACACGAATCTCAGCATCATAAACAAGGCTGTCGATAGCGTCGTTAATTGCATTCTCAATAGCCGACGAGATAAGATCATTGATGTCCATAGTTTACTCCCAGATTTCCATTGAGTCAAGGCTGCCGTCACGGTTGAACCGTAGCTGCGTGGTAAAGCCACCGTAGCCATCAACTTTATCGTGGTCCTTTGCAACAAACTCTAGCTGAGTTCTTAATGTCTTGATATACTGGCCGTCAGTGTACTCCATAATGGGCGAGACATCGTACCCAATACCAGCACGGTTCATAATTGCTTGGATTGTTTCTAGGTCTGTCATTTGTCTAAGATAATCTCCGCCTCGTGCAGGGCAAACAGAACTTTCTCTCTGTATCCCTCATCGGTAATCATGTCCTGGTCCAACAGATCAAACAGCAGTTCTCTCAGTTGATAAGCAAGATCAGTGCAGTCACTCATCCACGCATTTTCGTCGTATACACTCATTTTAATATTGCTTCTTCCACATTTCTCTGCCACCCCAAGCCGTACCACAGGCCACAGCCAGTTGTACTGCCGCTCTAAACACAGGCTGGTCTCTATAGATGTCACTCATAGCACGGGAGATATTCTCATGGGTATCCTCGATGCCTTTGTAATACGAAGACAGTGCTTGATCTGCACAGTATGCTTCCCACTCTTCAGCAGTTCTTTTCTCAGTCATATGTATCTCCTTTGTTAAAGCCCCCTGTCGGATTCGAACCGACGACCTGTCGCTTACAAGGCGACTGCTCTAGCCACTGAGCTAAGAGGGCTTGGCCGAGCTTCGCTCAGCTAAGGGGGCGGCGTGCCCCCACCTAAGGGGCATAGCTGTTACTTATTCTTCCTCGTCCGTCTCGGACACACCATCAGCGTCCAGAGACTTGGCATACTCAACCATAGTATTCTCTAGCTGGGTGTGCAACTCCGAGTAATAGTAGGCCACGATTCTTTGCTGGGCCGTGAACGGGTAGTGTTCAAAGGGGATACCCATGAACAGGCCACCACGAAATAAGAACATGGGATCAGGTACTTGCTGCTCCAGGACGGAGCATGCTTGCTCGATTGCCTTCTTGTCTTTCTTCATCCCTTGGTGTATCCACAGGACCTAAGGTAGGTCCAAAGAGCATCTAAGCAATAGAAGTACGTGTTGGCATACACCGTGTAATCACGCACACCAATTACCGTATAAGCATTCTTCGCAGGCCCGGCAATCTGAGCCGTCCTGGGTAGAAAGATTACACGAAACTCCCGACCGTCCTTGCTGTATACGGTGTCCCCAACATTCAGGGTAACCACGGGCTCGGTTTGGAT